TAAACAACTACTCTATTATTGAAAACAGTTCTGCAAACAGGACACGTTCTAATAGTAGGATTTAGGCCACATTCTGCACAAGCACACAAATGATTGCAAGGCATAAATACTAGATTTCTCTCTTGGTTTAAACAAATTGTGCATGCACGTTCTTGCGGAAAATTGGGAATTTCTTCAGCTGGTTGAACGTCCATCGCAATTCCATCTTCAAGTAAAGGAAGTGGCCGAATGTAAAATGCTGTTTGGTAAATGTTATTTCCAAAGTAACTGTAGATAGTTCTATTTGTTGGCAATAATGCTTGTCCATCTTCTGCCGCAATTCCTTGTGGTAAATTTTGCATTGTATCTACAAATTCAACATTTTCCAGATTAAAATCGTTGATAACTTTTTCTCTCATAATGTTGATAAACTCTGCTATAGTCCAGTTCAAATTTACATTGTAGTTAGAAGACCGAGTAGTTCCGGCGACTTTAAAATATACAGACGTGAATGAACTTGTTGTCATTGTAAAAGCTTTTGATAAAATATATTTATATTTTAATTTGAAATCAATTTTTTCCTTTTTTGGTTTTTAATTTCAAAAATAGTTAGTGTCAATTGTATTCTTCATGTTTTCAAAATTATTGATGTCTTTTATAAAAGGGATAATAGTTTTTTCTTCATTAAATTTAATAATATCATCCCATTGTTCTTTTACTAAGTGAATTGTGGAAAAAGCGTATTGATATTCTGATGATGAATTTCCATAAGCGATGCCATACAAGTTATCCAATCCTTTGTTTTTACAGTATTCTGCTGCTGCAGTTGTTTGAATCCATTGTTGCTTTGTTAATCCATCCAGAGGATGTACTACTGATACACAACCACACAATGCAGCCATTATTGATAAAAATGTTAAAGGGTCGTAAGATATAAAATATTCGCATTTATTAAAAACCTCTATGCACTGTTCTTGATCATATTCTCGTGTAATTTCAAATGAATCAGAAAAGTGAAAAAAATTAACAGTTCCATTTGCATGCCAATTAGATTTTCTAATTGAATAACACGACCCTTGTCTTTTATTAAATTTGTAGTTTTGTATGCGAGGATTAATGTAAAGACAGCTTAACAATTTATATACTGTTCCAATTTTTTCTGGAGCTTCATAAAATCTTGTTTCCGAATTAAAATAATATACTAATTCATTTTTTCCCCACGTATTTACCCAATCATATGGAACATTTTTTCCCAATTCACTTAACATCCAGCGCACCACATTTTTAGCATTTAAAGGATTACCTACAGTTCCTTCGCAATAAATTACGACACAATTATCGTCTATTGGAAAATCATTGTTGTAAAATTTATTGCAGATTTCATTTTGTATTAATATCCCAGTTGGTGAATAAATCCTAACATTTTGTCCACATTTTTCTAGAATTCTGGCAACTTCATATTGAACAACTGTCCCACCATCTTTAATGTCAAAATGTGACATGTGTGTGTATATTAAAATATTTTTTTGATTATTAAAAAATTTTTTCAAACCTTCGTCAAAATCAATATCATTTTTTTGGTTCATTTAATTATTAACTTAAATATTTATTATGTCTTTAAACTAATAGTTATCATTAATTAATTAATTTTACGTCTCTCTTTAAATTAAAGAATTTTGTTTTATTATAAATATAAATTATTTTAATTATTGTGGTTATTTCTAATTAAAGTTATAAATTGTTTTAACTCTTGTAGTTATTTTCTATGCAAAATAATTTAAACTTTGAACCATCAGCATTTCCTTCGTGATGATATCCGGATATTTCTTCTTTTATATACTCATAAGTAAATTTTTTGGAGTCTGAAAATTTTTCTATGAATTCAAGTAAAGTTAAATTATCATCTCCAACAAAATTAAAAACTTCAAAATAATTCGGCATGTTATTAATAATAAAAACTATTCGCTTCGCCATTTCTTTAATATCTAACCAACGTTTTTTTGTTTTATTGCTAATAATAAAATGTGGGATTTTTTCATTTTCAAATTTTTGTTTTATAATTGACGGAAATCTTTCTTTTTGACAATGAGGTCCATAGGTATTTATTAGTCTTATTGCAGTTGTGCAAATGCTATATGTGTGAAAATAAGCTGAACAAATGTGTTCGCAAGCTACTTTTGATGCCCCATACATATTATATGACTTTAATTCGTCGGACTCGGATGATGTTTCTGTCGCAAAACCATATACTTCACAACTGCTTAAAAATATAAATTTTTTAATATCATTTTTACGCGCAAATTCCAACAATTCAAATGTATATAAAATATTATCATTTATACCACTTTCTGGATTTGATATGCATGATTTTGATGAAGGATTTCCACCAGCGTGTATTATAACATCAATTTTTGTTGTAATATCATCTATCTTTTTATATTTATTAATTCTTTCTGGAAATTCTGGTATATTATCATTTATATGTATTAAACATATAACCATCCAATCTGTATTATTAATAATTTCATCAATAATATTGCGACCAACAAATCCATTCCCGCCGGTGATAAGTATTTTCATTTAAAATTATAAAGCTATATAATTTTAAATTTAAAAATAACTATTTTATTTAACTTAATTCTATACAAAATTTATAAGTTTCTTAATAATTTATTGGCTGATAAACTCTATCCCCTTGAACTTCCGCAACATATTTGTATTCAAGTGAAAATAAAATATCTTCTATTTCAGTTAGATTTGTTTGATATCTATTGCACCATGGTTCATAGTACTCTAATGCTATAACTGGTTTGCAACGCTTAATTGTTTCAATTCCTCCCAATATTGCCTTTTTTTCATAACCTTCAATGTCTAAATGTATTAAACTACAAAGTTGTAAATTAAGGTCATCAATCATAAATGTCGGAGTTGACCCAACGCCAGTTACATGAGAGCCCCCATGACCAAGTGGCGTATCGCAAGCATTATATAAATTTACACATTCGTGAGTATCTCCTAAACATGCTTGGTATTTGTAAACATTTGGGTTAGTAACATTTAAATTCAAACAGTAGAATGATAAAGGTTCAGGTTCAAATGTATAAACTTTATTAAAAATTTCTGCGTATTTTTTAACATAAAATCCGACATTTCCACCGGCTTGTAAAACTACATCTTTATTTTTAACAAAAGTTGAAATATTATTAGGAACATCTGGAAAATCATTCATTAATTTATAACATGTGCTTCCAGTAGGCGCAAAATCTCTGCTAACATTTCCGCCACTATCTTTTATAGGCCAATAAAAACCTTTGTGAACAACTACATTTTCTAAATTGTTATTTAGATTGTTAAATTTAGATATAGTATTTACATTACTTTCTATAACAGTTTGTAAATTGTTGATTTTTTCTTCTTGTTTATTAATAATATATTGCATGTTAGTAGTAATATTTTGCATATTTTATAAGAACTAAAGACATTTTATTTGCAGTTTTAAACGAAAAGTATACATTCTAAATTGTAAATAAAAAGAAAAATAAATTTATTATATTTAATACTAAATGAATATAAATATATTTAAATAATTATAAATTACATGACCAAAAAGATATGGTATGCCCCAAATCAAAAAGAAGCATATGGAGATGCAGAGATTAAGGCAGTTGTTGATTGTTTGAACGATGGGTGGCTTGCTGGGTTTGGACCAAGAACAGTTGAATTTGAAAATAAAGTGTCGGAATTGTTTGGCAAAAAGCATGGACTTTTTGTTAATAGTGGGTCTTCAGCGATTTTACTGGGATTAAATGCATTAAATTTAGAACCTGGTTCAGAGGTTATTACACCGGCGTGCACATTTTCAACAACGCTGGCGCCAATTATTCAATGTGGATTAAAACCAGTTTTTTGCGATGTAGAAATTGGTACATATGTTCCAACACCAGATCAAGTATGCGAAAAAATTACCGAAAAAACTAAAGTAATTATGCTTCCCAATTTAATTGGTTCTAAACCAGACTGGGCTGAAATAAGAAAAAGAACAAACGTAATACTTTTTGAGGATTCTGCTGACACCATTACATTAACCCCTGAAACGGACATTTCAATTACAAGTTTTTATTCAAGCCACTTGATAACTGCATGTGGATCGGGTGGAATGGTCATGTTTAATGATGAAAAATTATTAAAACGTGCAACAATGTTTCGCGATTGGGGTAGAATTGGCGACAACTCTGAAGATATTAAAACGAGGTTTGAATTTAGCATAGATGGCATTCCTTATGATTATAAATTTTTATATGGAGCCGTTGGATATAACATGAAATCGTCGGAAGTTAATGCAGCGTTTGGTTTGGTTCAAGTATCTAGAATTGATGAAATTAGAGAGAAAAGGAGGGCTGTTTTTAATAGGTATTTGGAAAATCTAAAGGAGCTTTCAGACAAATTGGTTATGCCTGTAAATACTTTTAATAGCGATTGGTTGGCAATCCCGTTTATGACACCTAACCGTCTAGAACTTTTAACTTTCCTAGAAGAAAATAATATACAAACCCGCGTTTGTTTTGCTGGAAATGTTACTAGACATCCAGCGTATCGCGAATATCTTGAGGTTTTTCAAAACGCGGATAGAATAATGGCCGAGGGATTTTTACTAGGAGCTCATCACGGAATGACAATTGAAGACGTTGATTATGTTTGTTCAAAGATTAAAGAATTTTTTTTAAAACAATAAAAAATAAAATTATTTATTAAAGTTGATAACCTTATTAAATAGTAAATGGTAAATAATAAATTATATACGTTATTATGTACCACGATTTAACTTTAAGAGATGGTTCGCATGCAATCTCTCATAAATTAACGGAAGAAGCGATTGAAGAATATTGCAAATTTGCAGAAGAAGCAGGAATAGAAGTTATAGAGGTTGGTCATGGAAATGGATTAGGTGCATCATCAATTCTTATTGGCGAATCATTGTTGTCAGATTATGACATGATTTCAATAGCTAAAAGACATTTAAAAAAAACAAAATTGTCGGTTCACATTATTCCTGGTCTTGCAACAATTAATCGCGACATTGACTCTGCTATTGAATTAGGTGTAGACATATTTCGCGTTGCTAGTCACTGCACTGAAGCATCTTTAACAAAAGCACACATAGAACATTTGAGAAATAAAGAAAAAACTGTCTACGGAGTTTTAATGATGAGTGCGAGTTGTTCTGTTGAAAAATTAGTTGAAGAAGCAAATAAAATGAAATCCTATGGAGCAATGGCGATTATAATAATGGATTCAACTGGTTCTTATATTCCATGTGAAGTATCCGAAAGAATGACTGCTTTGAAAAAAATGGGCATACCCATTGGATTTCATGGTCATAATAATTTGCATTTAGCTGTGGCCAATTCCATTGCCGCGATAGACAGTGGTGCTGATATTATAGACGTAACACTGCGGGGTTTTGGTGCTGGGGCTGGAAATACCCCTCTTGAAATTATGGCATTTCTGCGAGAGTCAAAATCTATAGACAAAAATAAAATATTAGAATATTGCGACAAATTTAATATGCATGTTCCTTTGTGCAAACCTATAAACATACTTACATCAAAATATAAATTATTTGGTGGTTTTGAAAAACACATATTAAAAGCGTGTGAAAAGTATAATATTTCATATATAAAACTTATAGATGAAATTGGCAAACATTCATTAACTGCTGGTCAAGAGGATTTTATATATATTATAGCTGATTCCTTGAAATCAAGTCAGACTTCTTAGAAAGGTTTGTCTTCATTATATCTTTAATAATATCATAACTTAAAAGCGGTGACATTTCTTCTAATGGAGGCGCGAATATGCTATTATTTTCATTATTTAACACACCTTTTACCTTTGGTATAAATTCTTGGTGCGGTGGCATAAATATTTCGCATATTGATGGGCCTGCAAAATCCATAAATTTTGGAAAGGTTTCATTAAAATCTTCCCAACTTTTAATTTGATATTTTTCATAACCAAAAGCGTCGGCAACCTTCATATAATCTGGAAGAACTATTCCTGTATTTGAATCAACCGAATTAAGAGTTCCGTTAAATAACATTTTTTGTGTATGTTTTATCATTAAATATCCATCATTGTTAAATATAACAATTTTAACTCGCAATTTGTGTTGTATAATTGTTTGTAACTCTTGCAAATTCATCATCATTCCTCCGTCGCAATTTAAACACAATATTTCTTTATCGGGCGATGAAATTGCAGCTCCTAAAGCTGCAGGCAAACCATAACCCATTTCTCCCAATCCATACGAAGAAAACATAATATTGTTTGGTTTAAGACGAATTGCTTGGTGGCCAGACAATAATGCAGTTCCCATATCTGTTACAATTATTTGATCAGATTTTAAGTAATCTGACATCTTATCAATTATTCTATACGAATTTGGAAACACATCGTCTCTGTGCGATTCTTCTATTACTGGAAATTGTTTTTTTAAACTATAACATTCGTCAATCCACCACTTATTTTCATATTTAACGTTTAATTGTTTGAGAAATTCATTGCAGTCAGTTTCAATGCATAAATGTGCAAAACTTTTAAACTCTGTTTTATCAACGTCAATCATAACAACCTTTGATTCTCTAGCAAATTCTTTATAGTCGTAACCGCTTTGTGGTAGTGTTAATCTGCTTCCCAAAACAATCAATAAATCGCTTTTTTGAAGAATAAAATTTGCTGCTCGTTGTCCGTATAATCCAGGTCTACCAAAATATAGTGGATGTTCGTCTTCCAAAATATCAATTCCAGACCACGTTAACAAGACAGGAATTCTTATTTCATTTATTACACTTTTAAATAATTCAACAGATTTTGATAATTTTACACCATTACCAACTAAAAATACCGGTCGTTTTGAGTTTATTATGAGATCTTCAATATTTGAAATTCCATTATTAATTATTTCTGGAATGTATTCATTCCATTGACGAAAAGAAATATTTTGACATTGAATGTTAAATGGTATATCCAATAATACAGGCCCTTTTCTGCCATTTAATGCAATAGAATATGCTTTTTCCATTTCACTTTGAATTTCATTTGAATCAAGGATTGTTTTTGAATATTTTGTTGTTTTTGAAACCATGTGAGGGAAATCAAAACCCTGAGTTCCATACATCCTTTTATCATTGTGTTCGCAAACATAATTAGATGATTCTTGACCAGAAATTACAATTGTTGGGGTTGAATCCGCCCATAAACTTACAATTCCTGTTACTGAATTTGTTGCACCACCACCGGCTGTTACTAATGCAATTGCAAGTTTTCCGGTAGCTTTAAAAAAGGCACCGGCGGCAATTACAGCACATTGCTCGTTGTGAACATTAACAATTTTAATATTATATTTTTTAAATGAATCATAAATGTGAGAATTGGCAGATCCAATTATTCCAAAAACAGTATTAATGTCACGTTTAATTAAAAATGAACTAATTGCATCACTGGATTTCATTCAATTTTATTATTTATAATGGATATAATGCATTTATATAATTTTTATTGTATATATGTTTTAACGAGTGTATTGCAGCGCAATTTATAATGTCTAAATTTCCTGCGTATTTTGATAGAATGTCTCCGGAACTAGTTATTGTTATGTTTGCCATTAATAAATTTTTTGATAAAAATTTTGGCTTATCTATTTTATAATTTTCAACATACCCGTGCATTTGTTTAACGAACTCATCAAAATCTTCAAATTTTATATCATCGCAATTTTTGGTGGTTTTTATAAAAATGGTCGTTTGCATTTTACTGTTAACACTCGGGTTAATGTTAAGAATTACTTTGCAATTTTGTGTGTTTGTAAATTTTTTTATAGCCGTTTCAGTTGTATCAATGTATTTATCTATATTTATACGGGTCGCCATTCCAGCGCTTTCTGAATTAATTTGGGTGACAACTTCGGCGTATTCTATACATCTTAACTTATTATCTATGTAATTTAACAAAGGAATTGACGCTTGTCCTCCACAAGTAACCATATTAATGTTTAAAGAAACTGATGAAGTAATATTAGGTATGTAAAAATCTCCAATGTTTGAAGGGGTTAAATCAATAACCGTTATTTTTTGTTCTAAAAATACTTTTGAATTTTCTACCGCGGAATATGCGTCGGTGCAATCAAATACAACGTCACAAAAATTCGGGTTTTCTTTAAAAAAAATAATACTTTTTTCGCTATAAAAAACATTTTTTGGCAATTGTTTTGTTGGAGGTCGTCTCCCGACAAATGCAACAATGTCAACAAATTCCAATTTCATTAATTTATGTAATAAATCAAAACCAATTTGTCCAGTTCCTATTATAGCAACTTTAATCATTGCATACAATTTAACAAAGTTTTTGAATTATATTCGCGACAAATAATATTTTTCAGAATTGGTTATTACAAAATCTTAAACTTGCTTCCGATGCGTTTGAAATAGGAGTTGTTATATAAAACGTCTGCGTCAAGTGCTTTTGCCAAAGTCTTGTCGCTCATTTTTAGTTGTTTAATGCAATCATATTTGCAAACAAATTCTTTTATGAGTTGGTTGTCTGCGGTGTATTGGCCGATTCCGTCTTTGTATAAAACTGGTTCACCGTGTTGCTCTTCAAAATTTAAGATGGTTTCTTCTGGACAATTGTCATATAACATGTAATAATGCCCGTTTGTTAGACTCATATTTTTAACAGGGGTGTCTAAAGCTGAGGAGGACGTGTAGCCATTAAAACTCGCGGCACTCTTTCTGTCCAAATAAACATTAAGAATTTCTTTTTTTTCTTTATTCAGCTTTGCGATATATCCAAGATTTTGCGTTTTTGTTTGCTTTGTTGGAGGCAGGTTATGAATAATGTTTGCATCTAGATTTCTATCTACAAAAGCCCATCTAAAACCATTATAAACAGTATTTTCTTTAACAGCTTTATCAATGCTTGGTCGTTTCACTTTAAAATTGTATTCTTTCAAACATTCTGCAACTGATTCATATACTTTAATAATGTTCATTGTTTCTGGGTTTATTTTTTGGAGGCGTGGACCAAGTGTTACTAGTGGTTGATTAAAATTAGTTGTTGTTTTTGTTTGCATAGAGTTTAGTTTTGACACAATGTCTTTGTTTATATTTTCTAAATTGTCTATCTTGGACGAGAGTTGTTTTACAGTTTTAATTAAGTCTTGAACTAAAAGATTATCATTGTTTGTGGTTTTCATTTCAAGCATAAGTTTTAATTGTTGGATTTCAAGTTCTAGTTTATTTGTATCATTGTTGTCAAAATATTTTATATTGTTGTTAATAATATTTAAAAGAACATTGTAAGAAAGACTTTTTCCAATTAAAAAAAGTTCCACGTCTTTTTCATGTCCAGGTAAATCTGTTACTTTACTTCCTCTAATTAATTCATGACCCTTTATAAATGTTTCAAAATCTTTGCTTTGTTTAACAGAAAAACAATCTAATAACAAACATTCTTCGTGGTTGCTTTTATGATCTTTGTATCTTTCTAAAACTCCTCTGCGACTTTCTCCAATTTTTACAATATAATTTCCATTATCAAATGTTTTAACTTTTATAACATAAAAAAGAGCACCAGCTGTCGCATATTCCTTCAACAATATTTTCTCTCGTTCAAGAGTCTTTTGCTTTTCAAGTTTTACATTATATTCTTGCGTCTTTTTGTCTTCTAATAGTTGAAATTCTGTTTTTTGTTGTTCAAGTTGCATTTTGAGCTCATTGCTTTCTTCTACTAATATTTCTTGTAATATAGTTTCCAATTTAATGTAATAATCGTGAATTTCGTCTGCCTTTTTTGTTCCTGCTTTTAAACAAAACTTTTTGAATGTTTCAACATTTAACATAATTATTTCTTTATTATGACCACCTCTGTTTCCTTTCTTTGCTCCCGGAGGTTCGGGAGCAATGATTTTATAGTCTTTGTTAATAGTAAAATTTTTTTCTAGTGAACATTTTGCGTGATATTTTTGTTGAAACCCCAACCATTTCCAAACATTATCTATATCAATGACAAAATCATTCTTATTATCATGCTTTAAATAGCAATAAAAACTTGCGACAAACATTTGTTGCTCATAATTGTTAAATGTTTTTTGTACCTTTTCAACTAACTTTGACTGGTAATTACCATTTAATTTGGTAATTGGATTACTTTCAATGAGATTTACAATATCTACGCTCATTTTATACAATTATTTCTTAATATAGCTCTATATTGTTTTTTGCTTTAATAATTAAAACGCAAAGTTTTATTTAATTATTAAAAGATATATAAAATATAACACGATATATGGTGTTTAGTTGGAATAGGCGAGACCACCCATGCCGCTCATGATGCGAAGCACGTTGTAGTTGGTGGCGTAGACACGGACCTTGGCGGTCTTGGTGCCCTCAACGGTGGCGTTGGAGAGCACAAGTTGGAGTGTGGCGTTATCAATGCGTGAGAAGTTGCACGTGCCGGAAGGTTGATGTTCCTCAGGGCGGAGAGCAAAGCTGTACACGTTGATGCCCTCATCGGGGCTGCGGGTGTGCGCTTGGTAAGGTTGCACCCATGAGAAGTAGGAGCCTTCACGCTCAGAGAAGCGGTCTTGGCCGTTGAGTTGGAGCTTGGCAACAACGACGGGGTTTTGGCCCCAGCAGTGCATGTCAAGGGAGGTCTCGGAGAGCACGAAGGTGCCGGCATCGGAGACGGATGAGCC